ATAACCGCTGTGTTGGTAGTGACGTGCAAAGTCAAAGAATTGTTACCGCTATTGGTGGTTGCGCTATCCCAAAATTGAATTTCACCAGCAGTGCCACCGGCTGCAACTCAGTACCCACAGAACTTGGTCTACCACAAGGACGCAATCACGTTCGCCACGGCTGACCTCCTGCTGCCGCAGGGTGTTGACATGGCTTCGCGTGCTGTCCACAACGGTATCAGCCTGCGTGTGGTTCGCCAGTACGACATCAACAACGACCGTCTGCCATGTCGTATTGACGTTCTGTATGGCTTCTCGACAATCCGTCCACAGATGGCTTGCCGTCTCTGGGGTTGAACCTCTTTTTAAGGAAATATCATGGCTCTCCCTAATGGCGCTGGTGGTTACCAGCTTGGCGACGGTAATCTTAACGAAATTGACTTTACCGTTGTCCCAGTTCCTGCAACCGCGACTGTAACTGCAACGCTGACCGCTGCTCAGGTGCTTAACGGCATTCTGCTCGGTAGTCCTGGCACTTCTGCTGCCAGCTACACGTTGCCTACCGTTGCTGACCTTGAAACCGCTCTACCGTCTGCTACCAAGGCTGGCGTGTCGTTTGACTTCTCGGTTGTCAACGTAGACGGCAGTAGCTCTGGTGTGATCACTCTTGTGACCAACACCGGCTGGACTCTGGTTGGCTTGATGACTGTTGTTGCAACCGCTGGTACTGCCCAAATGTTCCGCGCCCGTAAGAGCGGCGACGGTGCTTGGTCGCTATACCGAGTTGCTTAAACCTAATGGGGGCTTCGGCCCCCATTTTTAAAGGATTATCATGCCTAATACGCAAGCAGTTGGGGTCGCGTATTCCGATCCTGAGTTTACGACCTGCTACGCAAGCCAAGAAATTGGCTATAGCGCAGCGGCTCAAGGTACGGTTACGCAAGCAACAGACAAGTCTACAGGGGTAACTCTGAACAAGTCTGCTGGTCGCATTACAATGAACAACGCGGCGTTGGCTGGCGGGGCGGCGGTATCATTTACGCTGACCAATAGCACAATTTCCACCAATGACGTAATTATTGTGTGTGTTTCTAGTGTTACCACTGGTAGTACCGCTGGGGCATATACCAGTTATGTTTCCAATATGTCCGCTGGTTCTGCTTCGATTACGTTGCGTAACTTGAGCGCGACTTCATACTCTGAAGCCGTTATCATCAATTTCGCAATCATTCACGGCGCAAGCTAAACGGCGGGGCTTCGGCCCCTCCTACTGAGGTTTACGATGGCAACATATTCGGCTGGTGATCAAATCAACCGCGCTTTGCGCCTGTTGGGTGTCCTAGCAGAAGGTGAAACCACCTCGGCGTCAGTGATGCAAGATTCACTGATGGCAATGAATCAGATGATTGATTCATGGAACACAGAGCGCTTGTCGGTGTTCTCAACAATTGATCAAATCGTTGAATGGCCGGTTGGGTCAATCAACGCCACGCTTGGTCCGTCAGGATCTTTGGTGCGCTTAAACGGTACTGCCGTTCGCCCGATCCTAGTTGATGACGCGACGTATTTCCGCGACCCGCAGACCAATGTGTCTTACGGGATCAAACTGATCAACCAGCAGCAGTACGACGGGATCGCGGTCAAGACCGTAACATCTACTTATCCGCAGGTCATGTTTGTGAACATGACCTACCCAGACATTGACATCTACATCTATCCCAAGCCAACGCGCTTGCTAGAGTTTCACTTCATTAGCGTTGAAGAACTCTCGGAGCCTGCAACGCTAGCGACTATTTTGGCTTTCCCACCGGGATACCTGCGGGCGTTCACTTACAATCTTGCGATGGAAATCGCGCCTGAGTTTGGCGTTGAGCCATCGGAGCAGGTTAAGCGCATCGCCATGACTAGCAAGCGCAATCTGAAGCGCATCAACAATCCTGACGATGTGATGTCAATGCCTTATGCAATCGTTGCAACAAGGCAGCGCTTTAATATCTATACCTCGAACTATTGACGCGGAAATTACTAAATGGTACAGGTTAAATGATGTTTTCGCTTGGCTTCCAAGTATGCTTGGTGCGCTTCCTCTGGAGTGTTAAAGCCACTTTTGCGAAATCGTTTTCCGTTGTACATGATTTGCATCAACCATTTTCCTTGGTGGGCGCACACCCCAAGAAAACCAGACACGTTGGCTTTTGTTGGTTTTCGTATGTTTTGCAAATTTTCGGATCTAGTGACCTCTCTAAGATTTTGAAAACTATTGTTTTGTTTGTCGCCATCTTTGTGGTCAATATGATTTTCGGGAAAATTTCCGGTCATGTACAACCAAGCAAGCCTGTGCGCCAACATTTTTTTGTTGCTGATGGCAATCGCCCAATACCCCGTGTTGGTTGGGCTTCCGGCAATTTTTCCGACAAGATCAGGGCGGCGTTTGTGGGCTACCCATATAAAAATTCCGGTGGTCGGGTCGTAGGAAAGAATGGATTTGATATGGTCAGATGTAATCATGACTCTGAGTTTACCATATGTCTAGCGTAATCCGCACACCTATTTTAGGAAGCGCATACGTCGCCCGTAGCATTAATGCTGCGGATAATAGGCTTGTGAACCTTTTTCCTGAGATTGTCCCCGAAGGCGGCAAAGAACCAGCGTTTCTCAACCGCGCCCCTGGCCTGACCCTTCTTGCTACCGTTGGCACTGGCCCCATCCGTGGATTGTGGACGTTCAACGGTGTTGGTTACGTTGTCAGCGGGTTAAGTCTTTACAAGATTACCAGCAGTTACGTTGCGACGTTTTTGGGTACGGTGTCTGGCACTGGTCCGGTCAGCATGGCTGACAACGGCACCCAACTGTTCATCGCGTGTAACGGTCCGAGTTACATCTACAACTCGCTAACTAACGTATTCGTACAGATTACAGATGTTAACTTCCCCGGCGCGGTAACCGTTGGTTATCTGGACGGGTACTTTGTTTTCATTGAACCCAACAGCCAAAAAGTTTGGGTGACCGCGCTGCTGGAAGGAACGTCGATTGACCCGTTGGATTTTGCCAGCGCGGAAGGATCGCCTGACGGTCTGGTCAGCATGATTGTTGATCACCGCGAAGTTTGGTTGTTTGGAACTAACTCGGTTGAGGTCTGGTACGACGCTGGCAACGCAGACTTCCCGCTACAACGTATCCAAGGCGCGTATAACGAAATTGGTTGCGCTGCAACATTCTCTGTTGCTAAGTTAGACAACGGTCTGTTTTGGTTGGGTGCTGACGCTCGCGGACAAGGCATCGTCTACCGCGCGAACGGCTACACCGGCCAGCGGATCAGCACTCACGCAATTGAATACGCGATTGCTCAGTACGGCAACATCAGCGACGCGATTGGGTACACCTACCAGCAAGAAGGTCACGCTTTTTACGTCTTGACGTTCCCATCGGCCAACGCCACCTGGGTGTACGACGTATCTACACAGGCGTGGCACGAGCGGGCAGCTTTCTCTAACGGTCTGTTCTTGCGGCACCGCAGCAATTGCCAAATGGCTTTTAACAGCGAGATTGTCGTTGGCGATTTTGAAAACGGCAACTTGTACGCTTTTGATCTGGATGTGTACGCCGATAATGGCAGCGCCCAAAAGTGGCTGCGCTCTTGGCGGGCGTTGCCTACCGGTCAGAACAACCTGACCCGCACAGCGCATCACAGTCTGCAACTAGATTGCCAAAGTGGAGTCGGGATCAACAACAGCGGTGGCACAGATCCAACATATCTGCTGACCGAATCCGGTTTGTTTATCACTACCGAAAACGGCGATTACTTGGTCAGCGTTGCCGAAGGTGCGCCAACGGTCGGATCTGATCCGCAGGTCATGCTGCGCTGGTCAGACGATGGCGGTCACACTTGGTCTAACGAACATTGGGCGTTATTGGGCAAGATCGGCGTCTACCAACACCGAGTGTTCTGGCGTCGGCTTGGCATGACGCTTAAACTGCGCGACCGAGTTTATGAATTGTCCGGCACAGATCCGGTTAAGATTGCCATCATGGGGGCTGAACTGCACTTGAGCGGGACGACTGCCTAATGCCCGTTATCAATAACATCACCCAGATCCCCGCGCCTCGGGTTGATTTTATTGACCAGCGCACCGGGCTAATGTCGCGTGAGTGGTATCGGTTCTTTTTGAACCTGTTCACGCTTACCGGATCTGGCGCGAACAACACTGCGATTGAAGACTTCAACTACGACCCGATTGGGTCGCAAGTGACTGAACTCTACAGTATGGTGAACACGCTGGAACTCGGCCCGGTTGGTCAGCCTACGTTTGATAGCGGCGTCACCCAGGTCAACACCGGCACAGGTCTGACCGGCGGTCCAATCGTCACGACCGGAACGATTGCAATTGACAACACCGTTGTAACGCTAACAGGTACACAAACGCTGACCAACAAGACCATCAGCGGTCTTGCCAGCGGATCAACGGTCAAAGACAGCGCCGGCAATCTGTACGGGTTTGGCTTTCGGACCATGCCGCAGTCGAGCAATACCAGCGGAACGCTGGTTTTGT